CTCTATCAGAGAATATATGGCCGGTATATTACCGAGGCTAAGAGGGAGGAGGCGAAGAAGAAAGACCTATGTTTATATGATTGGCTATGAAAAGCGTTGGTTTGCTGTTGCTAGGACTGCTACAAAGCCAGAGAATATGCAGGGTTTCCATGAGGATAACATGCTATTCATTGTGGACGAGGCTTCCGGTGTTGCGGATCCTATCATGGAGGCAATCACAGGTACTCTTGCAGGAGAGAACAACAAGCTTCTGTTGATGGGGAACCCGACAAAGACCTCCGGAACATTCTACGACAGCCACACTGTAGACCGTTCGCTCTATAAGTGCCATACGGTCAATTCAGAACACAGCAAGCGTACCAACAAAGAGAATATCGAAGCCATGAAGCGGAAGTACGGAGCGGATAGCAATGTTGTTCGTGTTCGTGTTTATGGAGAGTTTCCACAGCAGGAAGATGATGTATTCATCCCCATTTCATGGTTAGAGCAGAGTTGTAAGACGGAGATATCCGAGAGGACAGCAAGGGCATTAGGCATATATACAGACGATAAAGGGCGGAAATATCCACAGGACCCGTCACTAATAGATAAGATTGAGATTGGCTGTGACGTTGCCAGATTTGGTGATGATAAGACATGCATAGGCTTCCGCATCAATGAGGTTGTGAAGATATTCAAGAAGTACAACGGGCAGGACACAACATGGACAGCCAGTAATATAGCAATCCTTTATAAACAGCTGAGGAGCAAATATAAATATACTGGTCCAATAGGTATTAAAGTGGATGATGGCGGTGTTGGCGGCGGTGTCGTTGACCAGCTTCGCAGTTATGCCAGAACAGAGCCTGCGGTATGGCAGGATTCACACCTGCTTCCAGTCAATTTCGGACAGCCTATCAGCCATCGGTATTACGTGGATTCCACAACGTACATGATGGGTGTGGTTAAGGACTTGATTGCTCCGTTTGATGAAGAGGGGCGACCGCATAAGCCGGAGATACTGCTTCCTGATGATAACGACCTCATAGGTCAGCTGTCGTGTAGGAAGTATTCTTTTACAAGTAACTCAAAACAGAAGGTTGAAAGCAAGAAAGATATGAAGGACAGAGGGCTTACGTCTCCGGATGAAGCCGACTGCATACTGCTTGTCTGCTTGCCTATGACGTACAAGAAGAAAGGAGGGAAAAAATAATGTCTGAGGAAAAACCGGTCAGACAGGTTGGTGTCAAGATTGTGAAGGCAGATAACTTCGGGGAGACACCAACGGTTTTTGTTGAAAGCCAGAAACCGATTGAAAAGTCAGATAAAAGCGAACAGCTGAGCATGGTAAATGCTGTAAATGCATCTGAATGGATTACGCACCCTATCGACATGAGAGGGTTGAAGGAGCTGGTAGACAATTCCACTATCCTTCCGCAGTGCATAAGAGCATATAAGAGCAATATAGCAGGCTTTGGAATCAGCGTTGGATACCGCGAGGACTACGAGGAAGAAACCACAGAGATGCAGGCGGAATGGAATGCGATGGAGAGAGTCATCGATCTGCTCAATATGGACTGCATGTCGAAGGAAGTCTTCGAGAATGTGATTCGGGACAGAGAGACATTCGGAATATCATATTGCGAGGTTATCCGGGATATGAAAGGGAATGTCGTACAGCTGGAGTTTATCATTGATACTCCGTCAATCGACATGACATATCCGTTAGAGCCTTATATCGAGACAGAGTTTTTCTATAAGGGCGAGAGAATGATGCGAAAGAAGAAGTTCAGAAAGTTCCGACAGAACGTAGCCGGCAGGACAGTTTACTTTAAGGAGTTTGGAGATCCGCGAATTATGGATAAGAGAACTGGAAAATATGTCACTGAGGAAGATACGGAGCCGGTCGATATTGACGATCAGGCGAATGAGATAATTGATTTCAGACTTGGCAGTATGCCTTATGGAGAAGTGCGGTGGATAGGACAGGTACTCACTGTTGACGGAAACAGGAGAGCAGAGGTTCTGAATAACGCATACTTCCGCAAGGGCAGGCATACACCATTGATGATACTGGTTAAGGGTGGAACGCTCTCTGATGATGCATTCACGAAGCTCCAAACATACATGAATGAGATCGAAGGGGAAAAGGGACAGCATTCGTTCCTGATTCTTGAAACAGAGAACAATGAGACGGGTGCAGCGTTCCAAGACCAGAAGCAACCGGAGGTCGAAATAAAAGACCTTGCCTCAATCCTACAGAAAGATGAATTGTTCCAGGAGTATCAGGAGAATGGCAGGAAGAAAACACAGTCAGCTTTCCTGCTTCCAGATCTGTATGTCGGATACACGACAGATTTTAACAGAGCTACTGCACAGACAGCTATGGAGGTTACTGAAAAGCAGGTATTCCAGCCGGAAAGAACATCTCTTGCGTGGGTAATCAACAACAAGCTGCTGAATGGATATGGATTCAAGCACGTTGAAGCTAGGTTTGATGAACCGGATATAACCAATCCGGACGATATCCAGAAGATACTCAATATCACAGAGAGAGCCGGAGGACTAACACCGAACCTTGCCAAGGAGTACACCTATGAAGTCCTCGGTAAAGATGGATGTGCTGACTATGACGGAGAATGGGGAAACGTTCCTCTGGCATATTCCAGAACAGTCACCCAGAGCCAGCTACAGGCGAATTTAGGAGCGGGAGCAGGAGAACAACCGCAAACGACCGGAAACGAGCCTACAGGTCAAAATACAAAGCCACAGGGCAATGAGAAAACGGTTACCGAGGAAGAACTTGCCATACTTGACGGACAGATAAAGAAAGCAGAGCTGAATGATGCAGAGCTGGTTCCAATTATGAAGGAAATCAGAAACGCATTGGGAGCATACCGAGAGAAAGCTGGTGATTGATATGGCTGACAAGTCGAAGTATTACCAGATGGTGGCGGAAGCAATTATCGCTCATGCTGATCCAATCTATGATGCTATAGACAGATACTTGGCAAAGGCTGACGAAGACCTTGAGGACGAGCTGAAGGAGGAAGGCTACGCAGAGCCGAAGGATACAGTGTCGGAGATAAACTCTTTAGAGGAGGAAATCGCCGACATTCTTCATTCCCAGACTACTGCTCTTGTCACTGCTCTTAAAGCCGCAGATGGAGATTGGGATGCCGCACAGGAGAATGTCTCTGATATGATCGATGAAGACGACATAGCGGAACAGGTTACCGAAGCAGCCAATGCGATGTATGAGCTCAACATCCCGAAGCTGGCAACAGTATATATACAGGAATCAGATGGAGAGCTTGTGGTAGACACTTTACGGCAGAGAACATCTGAATGGTTCGCCTCATGGAGCGAACAGCTCGGCAATCTGATGAAAGTAAACACCCATAAGCAGATCACTGACCTTATCCAGGAAACGATAGCGAATGGGGATGATATTGCAACGCTGACACGCAAGATTATGGACGGAGGCTGGCGAACGGAATACTACCAAGCGAAACGTGTTGCTGTAACTGAGGTACTTAGGGCACACAGTGTAGCGAAAGAGGAAGCCATTCAGCAAAGCCCGGTTGTTGATATGAAAGAGTGGCGACACACAGGGGTACATAAGATTAAGCCTCGCCCGAACCATGTTGCTATGGACGGGCAGATGGTGCCGAAAGACCAGCCTTTTGAAATGCAGGGCAAGGACGGTGGCACATATTATCCTATGTTTCCTCGTGATCCGAACCTTCCGGCAGGCGAAAGCATAAACTGCCATTGTATTCACAGGGGAATCGTTAATCAGGAAACCTTGGGATTGTCTATAGACGAACGGAAGAAGATGCAGCAGGCATTCATTGACAATGACGATGGAAGCTGGGAGAAAGAGCAAAGCGAGAAAGAAAAAGCTAAAGCAGGAATTGTTCCGTATGAAGCAACGCAGAGCAGATCTGTTTCACAGGCAAACACCAAAGCTGCAGACAAGTGGGCAAAAACTCACCTAGGTGTCAAGAAGACGAATTATACGAAACAGGACATTAAGGCTGTTAATCGGGTAAATCGTGCTATGCAGAGACTTTACAAGGAATATCCGCAATTAAATGGCTTCATTGACGAAATCCGTTTTGTTGATAACCTTGGAACAGATGCCGCCAGAGCTGCAATCAGCAAGAAGGGTTCAGAGATAAAAACAGTTCTGAAAATATCAAGCTCTCATTTTGCGGACCAGAAAGTTATCAATAATCTGATAAAATCACAGGTTGAGGAAGGAAATTGGACACCGAAGTCCGGTGCTTATGGAATTCTGAAACATGAGATGGTTCACATGGTTACATATAAGAAAACCATAAGTATGTATGACAATCTGGATGATACATGGAAAGCCATTGATGGAGATGTGTTCTGCAAATCCATTATGGAAGATGCTATGAGTGCTTGCAATTTAAAGGTTGATCGTAGTATAATTAAGCAGAAGTTAGGTATATACGCAGCAAAACGTCCAGATGAATTTGTTGCAGAAGCCGTATCTTCCACAAAGAACACTAAGTTGGAGAAAACGGTCAAGAAGCTGTTTAAGGAAAGGACTAGTGAATAATATGTTAATTTATCCTTCGGAACTTGCAGGAAAAATTGAATATGATGAATCTGGTACCTTGGTGCCGACGTGTGAGCTTACGGAAGAGGAACAGAAAATCTTTGATGAGTTTGCCGAGGCTGACAAACGAGAATCTGAGGAAAGATTTAATACAGACTAATTATTGCGAAATTAGCATCCGAGAGGGTGCTTTTTTTATTGCCTTTTTTCGGGAGGGAGGTGGCATCGTGAGTTACAAGCAAAGGCATTCGTATCTGATGAAAAAGTTGTACATTTTCCGCTACTTGCTATGAGGAAGGAGGTGATCCTATTATCTCGGAGCTGTCCGTTAAACAGTAAATAAACCAGAAGGAGGTTTGAGAGTATGCCTAAGATTGCGAAAGCATACGCAATTACAGATGCAAAAATCAGCTTCGTATCGTTGGTTGACAAGGCTGCGAATAAAAAGCAGTTCCTGATTACTAAATCAGAGGACGGTGCCGCAAATTTCGCCACGTTTGGACGAATTTTGAAGGCAGACGCAGACAGCCACTTTGTGACCGGTATCGTGTATGAGCCCATGGTAGAGGATACACAGGGCAATTACATGACGGAGGAGGAGATTACCAAGGCTGCCTATTGGTTCGCCAAGAACGGCAATCAGGTAGACCTTCAGCACTGCTTCAAGAAGTGTGACGGAGCAGAGGTGGTCGAATCCTATGTTGCAAAATGCGATATGGAGATTGAAGGAGAAACGATCAAGAAAGGCACATGGCTCATGACCATGGAGATTACGGACTCTGATGTATGGGATTCCATTCAGAAAGGGGATATCACAGGATTCTCTATGGGTGGTGTTGGTGTCTACTCTGAGGAAGATGTAGAACTTCCGGTAGAGAAGCAGGAAGAGCCGAAAGGGCTTTTTAGAAAGCTTGCAAAGGCTATGGGCTTCGATGTCGTTGAGAAAGGTGCTGTGAAGAACAATTTCAAACGACGTGTGAAAGAGGATAACTTCTACTCTGCATGGTATGCGCTTAGAAGCTGCCTGGAAGGCAATTTCTACAATCCCGATACTGGCTCCTGGGAATGGGGATATAACTCTGACGAGGAGACCATCAAAGACGCTCTCACAGATTTCAATGATATTGTCACGCAGCTTCTTACGAGTGATGGCAGTATTGTTAAGTCATTGGAGAAGGCGGCAAAGGAAGCTCCTGCGCCTGTTGAAAAAGCAGGAAAGAGTATCAGTACCAAGAATCTAAGTGCCCTTAAAGGCATTTATGATACGCTGGGTTCATTTTTGTCTGAGTTCACTGATAATTCAGAGGGCGAAGGTGGAGACACAGTAGCAAAAAATAACGTCAAAAAGGAGGACGACGAAATGAAGCGAGAAGAAGTTCAGCAGATGGTAGGGGATGCAGTGGCAAAAGCCATGGAACCTATCACAAAACAGCTCGAAGCTATCACAAAGGGCGAGGGCGGCGAAGGAGAAGGCACACCTGCAGAACCTGAGTCTGATGTAAATGCAGACGATGTAGCTAAGATGGTGGGTGAGGCAGTTTCCAAGGCCATGGAGCCTGTTACAAAGGCAATCGAGCCGCTCTTGAAGAGCAGAGCACTTCCGGGCAACCTCAATTCTGCCGCAGGCACTGTTGAGAAGCAGGAAGCAGAACAGCACTACATGACAGGCATGTTCTAAGCAAAAAAGAAGGAGGAAAAATATTATGCCTACAAATCAGCAGATCATTAACAAAGCCGGTACTGCAATTCAGACCGGCAGCCTTACTCATGGACTTTTACAGCCGGAGCAGGCAAGAAAATTTATTCAGCAGACATTCGAAGCGACCAACCTCGGACCTCTGGTAAGACACGTCATGAGAACATCAAAAAGCGGTGAGATTGACAAGATTGGTATCGCATCCAGAATTCTTCGTGCCAAGGTCGAGAACACAGATGATGGCTACAGAGCTGGTGTAAATACCAACGTGATCGAGTATGCCTGCAAGGCCGTTCGTTTACCTTGGGAGATTACTGAGGAAACCCTTCGTGAGAATATCGAAGGTCAGCAGTTAGAGGCAGTCATTACAAACCTCATGACCACACAGCTTGGTGTTGACCTTGAGGACCTGTATCTCAATGGCGACGAGAAAGCTTCCCAGGTAAAGGAGTTTAACAGCTCAGATACATTTGCTATCGGAGACATCGTAACCAATAACAAGAAGCTGTACAAGTTCATCAAAGCACATACTGCGGGTGCATGGAATGCTTCCGAGGCGATTGAGATTGGAGCAGCTGCAGATGCAGACTTCTTAAAGCTCAATGATGGTTGGATTAAGCAGATCAACGGCGGCGGTCATGTATATGACGCTTCCAGTGAAAACTCCATGAAGCTGGACATCTTCTACAAGACACTCCAGAAGCTGCCTAATAAGTACAACAATGGAAAGCTTCGTTGGCTCATGTCCCCTAAGAGAGCACAGGAGTGGGAACTTTATCTGATGAATCAGGTAATCGGCAAAGGCGGAGCTGTTCCGGAGAATGTTTACACTCAGCCGGTACACATTCCTACTGTTTCCTGTCCGTCTATCAGTGACGATAAGATTATCCTTACGGATCCGAAGAACCTCGTTGTTGTAAACACCTACGGTATGAAGATCAGAAAGACCACTGAGGGCAAAGAGGCGATCATGCAGGATAAGAGATTCTATGTATGCCACCTTGATTATGATCCGATCATCGAGGAGCTTGACGCTACTGCGATTATTACTGGCTTGCCTTCTCTTGATTAAGGAGGTGCCTTATGAAACGATTATCACTTAATACCGGGCTTTCTTACTCTATCAGAGGCTTCTCCTGTGTAAAGGGGGAGCCTTTTGAAGTTGAGGACGGACTGGCAGAACAGCTTCTTGCTACCGGCAGATTTGATGAACAGCCAGTGATTGCTAATCCTGCGGAGGAATTGGATACCGATAACACGGGAACTGGTGCAGAAGACGAGGAGCCGGAAGCTCCGGAGAATGGAACTGGCGCAGAAGCAGGAGTTGAGGACGGTCTGACAGCAAGCAAAGTATCCCATATGCGTAATGCCGACCTTTTAGCTCTGGCCGAAGAGAAGAATATCAGCCTTGAAGGATGCAGCAAGCATGACGAGTATGTTGAACGTATCAATGGTGCTCTCGGACTTGTAGATTTTTCTAAGCTTGGATTAGAGTAGGAGGAACACATGCAGAGACCTTGGGTACAGCCTGCGGAGGTAAAAGAGTATTCTGAATCTGCCAAGGTGGCGGCAAGGTCTGATGTTCGACTTGCCTATGATATAGCCAGAGCAGAAAGATATGTTATTTACCATACGCATAACAGATTTGATACAGAAGAGTACGAAAAAGAGCTGCCACAGGATGTCCGGATGGCAGTTATTTTATTGGCTGAAGCTTATGCCAAGCAGGCAATTACACAGAAGGAGGGAGCGAAAAGCTCAGAGACCTTTGATGATTACTCCTACACCATGGACAATGATTCAGACATTGCCGAAAATCTGGGGCTGGCTCTGATGTTAGATGATTACATCATCCAGCCTGATAACGGCAAGGTGACAATGAAACTTAGGAAGTTATAGGAGGCGCTTATGGCATTTGAGGATTTACTGGACCATAGGTGTGATATTTATCACATGGTAAAAGGGGAAAAGGATATGGGGTTTGCAATCAAGCAGACAGGTTTCTCATATCCGAAGGTTCCGGACGTTGAAGATGTAGCGTGTCATTTCAATGTGAATGCTAATGCAGAACTTACTCAGACGGAATCAGCGAACGAATTCATATACTCTGGGAAATTACAGCTTCCGGCAGGTACGGACGTTCGTGTCAATGACAAGGTTGTTGATAAGAATACCGGACTGGCATATACAGCGGAAATGCCTCACAACATTAGAGACCATCACATTATGGTAAATATTCAGCGGAAAGGAACTGTGAAAGGGGCATTATAGTGGCTACAACTTATGTAAAGATTGACACTTCAGATCTGAAAGGATTTGTTGGAAAACTGGATAAAGCAGCTCAGGGAGAATTCAAGAAGGAATTGGTCAACTTCATGGAAGGCTTAGGGTATGAATTCCTCAGAATTGTGCAGGACGAGATCATCCGGAAACAGACAGTTGACACCAGACTACTTCTGAATAGCTTCTCAAAAGGGGAGCAGGATAACATTTTTGTGCTGAATGAGGGAAGCATGACTATAGAAGTCGGCACCAATGTGAAATACGCAGAGTATGCGGATAAAGGTCACTGGCTGAACCCCAAAGGGGTAAATACCAGGTTTGTTCCGGGATACTGGCAGGGAGAGCATTTCATCTATGAGCCGGGAGCTAAGACAGGAATGCTTTTGAAGCAGAAATGGATTGAAGGCTCACATTACTGGGGAGACGCAGTCCGCTGTATTGAGGATATGCTTCCTGGGCTCATGGAACAGAAGATGGAACAATGGTTACAACAATTTTTTATGTAGGAAGGTGAGGAAATGCTGGAATTTGAGATTGCGGCTCTTTACTACTTTGTTGCCGGCATTCTGAACCTGCCGGCATATTTTGGTGAAGTGCCAGAGGATATGGAAATCCCTTGTGTATTTTATCCTTCTCCGCACCAGAAAAGCGGGGATTTCTCAACAAACACATACGCTACGACATTTACCTTATATGCGAAGGTGATGGACATTGACAATGTTTCCGCAGGAGGAAAGTGCTCGCAGATAGTACATGCAATAAGCGGGAATCGCTATAAAGTGCCGCTGGTAGATGAAAAAGGAAAACGGACAGGAAATAACTTCCGAATAGACAGCATGGAAGTGACCAAGGCGGACGAGGGTGTGTGGCAGATTGAGATTTCATGGAAGCGATACACGAGATTTAACGAGAAAGCAGCAACACTGGCAAGGGAGTTCTATTTCAATGGCACTCCTATTGCTGAGCAAATAGAAGGAGGTCAAAATGCCGAGTAGAAGACAGTCAGATGCAGATAAAAAGGTTATGGAACAGCCGACTGCAGAGAAAGTTATGGAAGAAAAGAAGTTCTCCTTAGATGAGATCAGAAAGAGTTGCATGAAGCTGTTTCATGTGACATCAAGCACTTTTGCAGGAGCAACTGCAGATCTTCCGGATGGTGAGTATTCCATCCAGGAAGTACATGAACACATTAAAGCATGGTTAGAAAAGGAGGTATAGTAAATCATGGCTGGTGGAACTTTTGAAGTAAATGTTTCAAAGAAAAGACCTGGAGATTATATTAACTTCAAGTCAAAACGTCAGCAGAGCCCTAACGGATCCACAAGAGGTACCGCACTCATTCCATTGATCGGGCTTGGATGGGGACCTGACAAGGGGATTCTGAAATTGACCTCTGCGTCTCCGGATGCGGAGGTGGCAAAGCTTGGACACAGTATCTATGACACAAACGACTTTATGCTGCTAATCAGAGAGGCATTCAAGAATGCTGTTACCGTTATTGTTTACATTATCAACAATGGAGACAAGGCAACGAAGACAGCAGGAGGAATGACCATTACGGCCGCATATGGCGGTACCAGAGGAAATGATATTGCTGTTGCATGCGTGGCAGAGGCAGGAGCTTCTACTTTCGCAGTGAGGGTATATCTTGGTGCAGACAAGGTGGAGGAGTACACAGGGCTTACCACAATCGCTGATCTGATTGCGGTAAACTCTGGTAAGTATGTTGTGTTTTCAGCAACATCCACATCCGCAAACCTTACTGCATTTGCATCCACAAATCTTGAAAGCGGAACGGACGGAGCTGTGCAGAACACCGATATCACAGCATTTTTGGATACTTCCGAGAAGATCAAGTGGAATACAATGGCATTCCCTAAAGACGAGTCCTCACAGAAGACTGCGGTAATCACAAAGATTAAATATCTTCGTGAACAGTGTGGAAAGACTGTGCAGGCAGTACTTCCAGATGCCGAATCTGACTACGAAGGAATTATCAATGTGACAAACTCCTATGCAGTAGACGGTCAGGAGCTTACCAATGCACAGGCTTGTGCGTGGGTGGCAGGTGCGACAGCAGGAGCAGACAAGACCACATCCAATACCTATGTTGCGGTTGAGGGTGCTACGGATGTTGTCGGCTTAAAGACCAACGAGGAAGCAATCGAAGCTATCTCCAACGGAGAGTTTTTCTTCTCTATATCCGAGGAGGATGAAGTAATCGTAGAGTATGATATCAACAGCCTCCATAAGTTCACAACGGAGAGAACATCAGATTATTCCAAGAACAGAGTAATCCGCGTGTATGACAGCTTTGCAGATGATCTGAAGCTGACATTCCCTCCGAATAAGTTTGACAATGACCCGGATGGATGGCTTGTCATGGAAGGCCTTGGAAGAGCACTTCTCCAGAGTTATTCGAAGCAGGGAGCAATCACGAACGTGGATGCAGAAAACGACTTCTACGTTGATCAGAGCAAGAGTATCGGAGACGAGACGTTCTTCAATGTCGGACTGCAGGCAGTAGATTCAGCAGAGAAACTGTACTTCTCTGTATCAACAAGATAAGGAGGATGAAAGAATATGGGCGAGAACAGAAAACCACTCAGCCTTAAAGAAGGTCACATCTATATTGATGGAGTAGAGGTAATGGACGCAGTAAAGCTTACGATTGTTTACACTCCTACGGTATGGTCTGGCAAGATGCTGGGCGATAAGGGAACAAACAGACGCTGGCTTGGCAGAGATATTACC